GTCGTAGGTGCAATTCCTACCTCTCGCAACCAATTAATTGGGTAAGCTCCGAAGAGCACAACGATTGACTATCGTAAGGATTGGTTAGACTCCAATTACCCTGTCTATGGTGGCTATGGTTTAATTGTAAAATTTCTGCCTGTGACGCGGAAGATCTGGGTGCAAGTCCTAGTGGTCACACCATTTTGTAAAGAGTGCAACATAGGTCGCATATCTGAGAGTGAGATTGTGTAAAGGATCCTATATATATCCGAGGTCGCGATAGGATATACCGTCAGCCTTCCTGACGCGGTTACTAGACCTTATGGCGTGGTTATAAGCCAAGAGAAGGTTAAGGACGAGGGGGCGACTTAGCCCCTACCCTTGTAAAAGGAGGTACGATGTTTAAAGAAAAATTTCTTCATTTGCTTTGGTATATATTTGTATATTCACCATTAACATTTATGACTGGTATTAATATAATAATTCTTGCCGGTGAGAGAATAGTTGGTGGTACATTCCAAGTAGTGAAATTTAGGAAACGCAAATCTAATATAGATAAAAAGAAGTTTTCTGATATGATGAAGAGATTAACTAAGTAGGAGGAGACTTGGTTTGCAAATATAAATTACTTCCAGCTCAAAAGATATTCCTGGAATTAGGAGACCACGATAGCGATATAGATGTGAGTTTGTATCAAGGTGGGTATGGAAGTGGTAAGACATTTAGCGGAAGTCTATTGGGTATACTCCTTGCGATAAAGTACCCAGGTATAAAAGGATTAGTAGGTGCACAAACTCTTATCCTAGTTAGAGATACAACTCTAGTAAGTTACTTTGAACACTTAGATAGGATGGGATTACAACCAGAAGTAGATTACAAATATCTAAAAGCAGAAAGCAAATTAGTATTTAGCAATAAGTCTGAAATACTATTCCGCCATCTGGAAGAACCGGATAAACTCAAATCCTTAAACCTAGGATTTGTAGAACTGGAAGAGATGAGTGATATACCTCGTGCAACATTTGATATGTTGTTAGGTAGGTTACGTCAAGCGAAGAAACCCTCATGGGGACCAAACTTTAAATACAGACTATTTGGTCATACCAACCCACAAGAAACAAAGGGTTGGGTATATGAATACTTTGTAGAGAATAAGCCAGCAAATTATCGTAGGATAATTGCTCCTACTACAGAGAATAGAGAAAACCTTCCAAAGGGTTTTATTGAGTCAATGAAGGAAAGATACTCAGAAGAGTATTTTAGAAGAAACGTACTCGGTGAGGATATGGACTTCGTTAGTGGCTTGGCTACAAAAGGTTTCAATAGAGCAGATAATGTATCTGATACTATAGAGATAGATAAGAACAGACCATTATACATAACATGTGACTTTAATACCGATCCTATGTGTTGGTACTTAGAACAGCATTATAATGGTACAATGCACATATTATACGAACTCGTAGAGGAGTTTACAGATACTCTCCACATGAGTAGGATAATGGGAGAGATATTAATTGATACCGGATTTAAAGATCATGAGATTATAATAACCGGTGACTGTAGTGGTAGATATGAAAAGACTACTGGTGCAGATTATAAGATAATGAGAGCAGAATTTACTCGCATGGGATTTAGCAATGTTAGATTTGATGTTGGTAAGAGTAATCCACCAATAACATATAGATATAACTGCTGGAATAACATGATGAGAGATGAGAATGGTATACCGCATATTATAATAAGATCGGATTGTAAGTATCTTATTTATGATATAGAAAATCTCACACAAGAAGAAGGTAGCGGTAAACCAAAGAAGCCAACTACATATCAAATAAAGAATGATCCAAAGGCAAAATTCCTTACGCACCCAACTGACGCATGTGGTTATGTGGCAATGAAATACTTCCCAATTAAAAAGGAAGAGTCACCAACCAAGGAGTACCAAGGAATTAAAAGGGATGTATTTGGTAGAAATAAATACGAATATAGAATAGGGTTGAGATGAGATTTTATTACTATAAAGATAATAACAAAAAAGAAATAAGAAAGATAGACAGAGATAATATCTGCGAGGATATTAATAATAAGGCTAAGAGCTGGTCTAGAGATGTAGAGGAAGTTAGAGAAGATTACGATAGAGTAGTGAGAGAAATCTATCCGTCTGCTAACGAATATAAAGCAGAAGTAAAACTTATACCTGACGTATATGAACAAAGACAATCTCTTAGAGCAAATATATTTAAAGCAACATATCAGAATTATGATGGTATGTTTGATATTGAAGGATTAGATCCTGAGTCTCATGAGATGAGTGCTATGTTAAAGTCTGCGTTAGTGTATGACTGCTATAAGATTGATTTACAATCTACATTAGATAAAATACTTGACGACTATATGGATAAAGGCGAAGCCGCTTGGTTCACCCACTGGACTCAGAAAGTTGAGCAGAAGAGATACCAAGCAGAACAACCTATATTTGAAACCAATGAACTTGGTGAATTAGTTGAAGTAGATGTAGAATACATTAACAGATCAGAAGATAGAATTGTATACGAAGGCGCAGATGTAGAAAGAATAGATCCGCTCAATTTATTTTTTGATAAATCTCAGAAGAACCACTGGCAATCATGTGGTAAGATATATAGAGAGTTTGTTCCTCTTAGTTATATACTTAGCAATAAGGATTACAAATTAACAAGAGATGAAATCTCAGACTTAAAGGATATGGTAAGTCAGGCTACAAAAGAAACTACTGGTGACTATACTTCTGATTACCACGATATAAACAAGAAGGTAATCGGATCTACCGTAGAGGTAATGGAATACTATGGCGATTACATTATCCCTACAAATGGAGATGTAGCTAGAAACGTTATAATAGTAGTTATTGCTGGTAAGTATCTTGCTAAGTTGGACGAAAGTTTATATCCAGTATGTCCTATAGGATATAGTTGTTACAACGAAAGACCGGATAGTCTTCGTGGACAAACTCCGTTAAAGCCAGCATTGCTCTTAAACGAATTAGAAAACAAATGTATGGACTTAACAATGGAGGCTTGGTTACTTTCAACTAACCCACCGTTACTTGCGCAAAAAGGATTTATCAATTCTGGTGTTATATATGAGCCAGGCGGTGTAATAGAATACTCTATTGATGAGTTAAACGAGAAGAATGCTATACCGCAACCGATGAACTTCTCCGCTGGTCTTAGAGGTTTTGATTTTGAAAACTTCTTTAAGAGAAAGATGGAAGGCGCTACTGGTGTATCGCCGTATATGCAAGGGAACGGAGGTACTGGTGGAGTTAGAACAGCTTCTGAGTCTACTTATATATATAGTGGACAAACAACAAGATTATCTAGAGAAGCTTATTTGTTTAGCCATAATGTAATAGTTCCTATTATATGGGCTATATATAAACTTAAAAGAGAATACCAAACTACTGATGATGTAGTTCCGGTAATTAAAGATGGTATAAAAGACTTCTATGATATAACAGAACAAGTCCGTAATGGTCACTATGTATTTATGATTGGTAATGCTCAAACGTCTGTAGAACGTGAGTCTGCAGTAATGAAGTTATTCCAATTAATGGGTGCTCCAGCATTCCAGTCAATAGTACAAAGACCAGAATTCCCGGCTGGTGATTTCTTTATATGGGTACTTAATGAATTGAACTATCGTCAGATAAATACTTTGAGCAACTCATTAAAGCTTCGTCAAGCAATAAGACAAGAGGCAAATGAAAGAGGCATACCAGAAGGACAAGTAGGACAGTATGTAAATGATATGGAAAGAGGTATACAAAGTACAATACCTGAGTTTGCTAATATGTTAGAAGAACAACGGGCTATGAATGAGATACCAATTCCAAGAGAAGTTAAGAAACAAGTAGATCAAGAAATTGAAATGATGGGAGGAATGTAATGGTAGAAAGTTTTATTGAGAGTAACGAAAAGAAGAGAGCTAAAAAAGCAGAAACGTTAACCAAGGAAACTAAAGAATTATTATTAGACCAAATAGAAAAATTTGAAAAGTTTAGAAAGCTTTGTGATACTAACGAATGGAAAGACTGTAAAGAATTTCTTAAAGATGAAATCTATCAAGGATTAAATCTCGCACCTGGCGAACCGGGAGTTGGTGACTGGTGGTTGAAATACTGCTGGGGACTGAAAGCATGTATAGAAAGAATTGAGTCTCACGCCACTAAGTATGACGAAGCAATAAAAGAATTAAGTAAATAATTGGAGGTATGATGGCAGAAGATATTACAACAAATGAGACGTCTACAACTCAGACAGCACAAGTTGCTAATGAAGAAAATACCGTAGATACAACTCAGACAACTCAGCCCGCAGAGCAAACAGAACAAGCAAGCGAGCCTGATGAAAATAGTAATAACAATGAAGTGACAGAAGGTAATGAACAATCTACAGATACAACACAACAGCCTACTGTAGAAGAATTGCAAGCTAAATTAAAAGAATATGAGGTAAGGGATGAGGAGGATAGACTCCTTAGAGAAAAGCTTGGGCTACAAGATGTAGACCAGCAAACTTACAATTATATGAATTTAGACCAGCAAATCGTAAATGAAGGTAAGCAAGTATATTTAAGATTGTGCAATGAGTATGGCATAGACGCTAATCCAGATAAGATTGACCAGTCGGTTGCAGAACTAAAACAAAAGGATCCGGCTAAAGGATATGAATTTGAAAGACGCTTTGAACAGCTTGGTAATGAAGTAGTTGGTAGACGTCAGGCTATACAACAGCAAAATACATATTATGAAGTTAGCAAGTTCGCTAATGATTATGGTAAGTTACTTCAAGCTTCACCAGCGCTGAATAACGTCATGACACAATATGTACAATCGTACGCTGGCAACTCCCAGAATATGTATGGTGAATTACAGAGTGTTATGGATATTATAATTCCGGTATGCCAAGAATGGTATAATGCCGGAAAACAAAACGCTTTACAAGATAAAGCAAAAGCAGATACTTCTGGTGTTAGTGGCGGTGTTGCCACTGCAAATACAACTACATACTCACCTGGGCAAGAGTTCACTCGTGAACAGATAGGTAAGATGTCTCCAGAGGAATTTGCAAAGAATGAGAAAATTATCAAACAAGCAATGCTTGAAGGTAAGGTAAGATAGAAAGGATTATTAAAATGACAGCAGAACAGATGAGAAAAGTTTCTGGCGGTGTTATTGGTCACTTAACTCCTAAAGAATGTGTTATCAACCTTGCTGACTCAGCTTACGCGTCAGCTGTTGGTTCTAACGTAATTGGGTTAAAAGTCCCCGCTGGTAAATTTGTTGTAGGCGCATATATTAAAAACCTTGAAGATGATTTAGCTTCTAGCGGATCTGCTACACTTGGCGTTACAGTTGGTTCTGACGCTATTGTTTCAGCAACTGCTTTAGCAACAATTAAAGGTTCAGGTAAAATGACTATCGCTACTTCACCGGTATTCACCGAAGCAGAAAGCGATGTTAAATTGGTAGTAGGTACAGCAGCTCTTACCGCTGGTAAGATTGCAGTAGGTGTAATCTACGGTTAATAGAAAGGGAATAAGATTATGGCAAATAACGTTAACGCATTCGTTCCTGAGTTTTATTCTCAGAAACTTCTTAAAGAGTCCAAAGAAATGACGGACTTCAAAAACAACATGACTAACTCTGATTGGGAAGGTGAAATCAAATCAGCTGGTGATACAGTTCATATTTCAACTCCTGATTTATCTTCTATTGTTATTGGTGAAGGTGTGGTTCCTGATACATCTAATGTATACCCGAAACAAATCTCTTTAACAATTGACAAATCACGTTCTTTCCAATTCAAATTCAATGATATTGAACAAGCTCAGTCTCAGTTCAATATGCTTGAAGGTTATATGAGCGCGGCTAATGAAAAGATGATGGTTGAAGTTAACAAAGAACTTGAACTTGCAGTTCTTAATGACAATGATGTACCGGAAGTTGGTAATCATACTACTCCGTTCGGAGCAACTTCTGCAACAATCAACACATTCTTCAACAAAATCAAACGTACTTTGATGGGTAACAAAGCATTATCTCCGGCTGGCTTCTATACATTCAAAGGAAACAAAGAACAGGCATTACAGCTTGCTCCTATCGTTACTATTGGTTCTGGTTTGTTTGAACAGTTAGTTAACTCTACTATTCTTACTCACCCGACTGTACAAGGTGACGATATCCTTTATAAAGGTGTAGTAGGTCAGATTGCTGGTATGAAGATCTTTGTTGATACATTACTTGATGGTATCACTTCTGCAGAATGCGCTACTCACTATGCTAACGAAGCTGGTGGAGAATACATCGCTATCGCTGGTACTAAGATGGGTATTACATTCGCTGAACAGTACAACAAGGTAGAAAAACTTAGAGATCCGCAGACCTTCGCTGATATCGGACGTGCATTGTATCTGTATGGTTACAAGATCACTAACCCGAAATCATTAGTAAAAGGAACTGTTAAGATTTCTTAATTGATATTATATGAGGGGGATTAACGCCCCCTCTATTTCTATAAGGAGTAAATGAATGGGTAGAACTTACCTAGACTTGTGTAATGAGGTTATTAACCTAATGAGCTATTTACCCGTAACTTCATTAGACGGGCTAAATACTCCAGAGGGTAGATTGATAAAACAAAAGATGAATGAGGTTCTCAGAGAACTTTGTTGTGGCGAACACGACACTTGGAAGTTTAGAGAAAGAGAAACCCAATTCTATACATTTAATGGGGTAGATGAATATGATTTACCAGACGGATATATAATCTATATACGTCCAGATGATAAAACAAATAGACCTCCATTGATATATAATATGGAACACAAATACCTTCCTATGAGTACTAATGGTATGCCTATATACTATTGGATATATGAGGGTAAGATAAAATTATTTCCTTGCCCGAATAAAGGTGAGGATGGAGTAAGATATAATATAAAATATCTTACAGATAAATATGCAGTAGATAAATATGGATGTCCTAAAGAAATAATGACAGAAGCTGATGATGAGCCAATTATACCAGAAGGGTATCGCTCATTGTTGGTATACGGAGTGGTAAGAGATTTTAGAGCAGCTACTGGAGATCCTAAATCAGATTTTTATAGACGTAAGTATAATGCTCTATATAATAAAATGCTGAGCAATCAAAGACTTACGGAGGATTACTTTAAAGGCGGAAAGGTTCTTGGATATAGACCTACATCTTTGGAGGCAAAGATAGCCGCGTTTAGAAACCCATACGTTGGTAATTTAAGAGGAACCTATGAGTAGACTAAAAAGTCAAATAGTATTTTGTGATTTAACTGGTGGTTTAAATAACGTAAACTCTATAGATACTATTAATGCTTCACCAAAGAAGACAGAGTCTCCAGACTTATGTAATGTTGAGTTCTTTAAACTTGGTGGCATAAAGTCTATGGAAGGTAACACATTGGTTGGTGATAAACAAGACCATTCAGTAATTGCCGGATGGGAATACTCTAAGGGCAATAATAAATATATGATGATAGGTCTATCTAATGGTGAAGTTAAGATATACAATCCGGCTGATGATGTCTTTGACTTTGTATATGCTTTCCCTACGCCAACAGATAGAATGAGCTTCTGTAATATGAATAACGGTGTTGTTATTACCAATGGTAAGGACGACTTGGTATTCTATGAGAAAGGACGTCACCAGATATTATCTGGTACTGTAGACCTAACTGCAAACTCAACAGAGATAAATGGTCATTCTACAGAATTTGAAACAGAGTTAATGCCTGGTGATACAATAGATATAGAAGGCACAGTATATACTGTAGATACAATTACAAGTAATACAAAGCTTAATGTAACAGAAGCACCAACAGAAAGCCTTTCTGACAAAAACATATATCTATCAGAGATTTCTCAATGCAACGCTACTCTGGTTAATGAAGAAGATCCAAGTGTATCTACTCCAATACGAGGATTGGCTATTCAATACTATAATGGTAGATTATGGGTTGGTGGAGATAACGGAGTATTCTACTCACAAGTAGGTCAGTATAATAAATGGGATATTAAATATGACGCTGGTGTAATATACAGTATATACAATGATACATCAGAAGTAAAAGCATTAGGTCTATACAGCGACTATATGCTTATTCATAAAGAGTTTAATACTTACTTATTAACTTGTACCGGAGACGCAACAACTATTGCTGTAAGACCGTATAGCAACGTCTCGTGCGATAGTCAGCAATCTTGGATAGTTAGCAATACAAAATACTATGTATATAGTAGAGAGTATATGGATATATACCCGCTAACTCAACGTACAGTATTTAGTGATAAATATATTGGAGAAGCATTAACCAAGAAAGTAAGGGATGTATTCTATAATCTTAGAGACGCTGACGTTGATAAAATATTTTGCGTAAGCTATCCGAAGAAACGTTGGATGATATTCTATATGCCAATGGTAGACCAATTAGGAAGTTCCTACGGACTGATATTTGATTTCCAATGTAAAGCTTTTCTAGTAAGAAGATTACCACAAATGGTGGAAACTACATGTGCGTTTAACTTTCTAAATAATGTATATATAGGTACTGAGAACGGTCTAGTATTAAAAGAATTTTCTGGTAACTCATTTGTATATGACGCAGAATATGATGATGATGAAGGAGTATGGGTACCGGAAACGACTCCAATAATAAGTTATTTTAAATCACCATGGTACGATTGGTTAAATGATTATACACAATCATTCTCAGAGTTCTCAATAAATCTGAGTGATGAGTTTAATAATAACTTCTATATCCGTACATTCAAAGATGGGATGGACAGATACGAAGATAGAATTATAGATACCAGTTCGTTGTCAATGACTGCGTTGGTATGGGATGGTATAGAAGGTCAAGACTTGCCAGATAACGATACGGTATGGGACCAAGACGATTGGGTAAGTGGTGGATTTAATGGTATAAGGATGTTGTTACCTAATAACGTATTTGAGAAATTCCAATTAGAAATTGGTACAAATGATGATGGTCAAGGTTTTGCAATATACGGATATGACTTTAGAAGAATAGAAACAGATGAGGCACCTTGGTAATATAGGAGGATACAAGGATGGAACCAAGAAAATATGACTTTGTAGAAGTTACGCTGGAACCAGAAGATTACGATAAAGTAAAGGAGGTATATCGCCTCCATAAAGAGCAAGCAAATAAAGTATTTGACTTGGCTAGTGGCATACACTCTGATGAAGATATAATGGATGTGATACAATATGATATAGAGAATAATGTTGTATTGCTGGCAATAGATACCACATCAGACCACTATGCCGGAGTAGTTACTTTTGATAACACAAAAATATATAATGATGAGATAGCGTCTACCGGCGTCCACCTAATAGTAAGCAAAAGGTATTGGGGCAAGGAGTCTAGGAAGATAATATTTGATTGTTATAGATGGTTAAAATATAATATGAAACCAATAAGAAGACTTGAAGCATTCGTTCCAAGTAACAACTTTGGTATAATAAAATTATTAAAAGATACTGGTTTTAAAATAGAAGGTACATTAAAGAATAGGGTTATATATTATAATAAAAATGGTATACCTACTTATTATAATCAGTTAGTGTATAGTAATACTAATTTAGAGGATAAATAGAATGGGAAAATCTACACCTAAACATCCTGGTTATGAGGAAATGAAAGATACTCCTTGGATAACGCAAGGCAGAGAGATTGCTGATATTGGTGGAAAAGGAGTATTAGACAATTATAACAAGGTAAATGTATTTGATAGACAGACGCAAGACTCGCTGAATGCTCGTAATAATGCTATATATAAACGTGCATTTGATAACATGGAGAGAGCATATACTGATACAATGAATAAGTATAATGCTAAGAATTATGGACAGTTTGGAACTCTTAATGCTACGGCTCCATCTTATATAGTTGACAATTATCAACGAGACTTCCAGAGACAAATGGATGATTTAGCTTATAATCAAGCAGTTAACTACGATAATTTAATGGACAAAGAACTGCAACGTAGATACAATACACTTGATATGTATAGTGGAATGTATGGATATGGTCAAACACCGTATGAACAAGATTTAATGAATTGGGATATAAGAAATAAAAATAGAGATATATCTTATAATAATGCAATTACTCAACAAAAAAATAATAGCGGAATAGGTTCAACGATAGGTGGTATAGGCGGAACTCTAGTAGGTGCTTACTTTGGAGGTCCAGCAGGCGCTGCTATTGGGAGCAAGGTTGGACAATCTGCTGGTGGAGCAATAGGAGGTTGGATGTAATGGAAAATTTAGAAGCAATAACATCTACTGGAAACAAATTTAAAGATGTTTTAGTTGGTCTTCCTTTTGGTATAGCAGAATTAAATAATCCAGTAGGAACCTATTATGTTAATTCAAATTATTTGGGTAGAGGCAGAGCTAATACTGGTATAGGGTTTTTAAAAAATTATGAACATAATAATTTTATAGACGCAGCTATGATGGCTACTGCCAATATGCAAAGAAACAGAAAAGTAAATGATATACTTACTAAACTTTCCTCTTTAAAAAATAGAAGTCAAGGTGGTGCTCCTTATACTCTACAAGGAAAATTAAAAAATCCTCCCTACACTAATTATGGCGTATATTCGCTACCTTATCAAAGTGAGGGAATGCCAAATGTGTCATTTAATTATAGACAAGAAGACACCACATTGCCAGATAATAGATTGTTTGGTGGATATAATCTTCCTACGCAACAATATAACACATTAGATTTTAATAGGTGGAGATAATGGTTCAAGATTTTAATGAATATATAAATGGATTAAATCAATACGCTAGGCAGAGCGGTATAAGACCTGGTGTAGATTATATAGAGCCAAGGCTTAACGCAAACCCAGAGTCAATGTTCGCTAGAAACGTTAGGTACAATCCAAATGCTGGGCTTAGACCTGGTAGTGTAGTTATGAATTCATCTAATCTGTGGAGACCAGGCGGATATAGACAGATGATGATGTTGCAGTCTCCAAAGCCTAGTGTTGATTATGCCCAAAAGCAAATAGATAAATTAACAAAAGCCATAACTGGAGTTGATTTAAGCGGAAGCGAAACTACAAAAAGGACTTTCGTAAAGAAAATAGATAAATCACCACAAGTGATTAAAAATATAAAAGATACTGGTAAGGCGATAAAAGATGTTGCAAAAAGTGGTGCAAAGACAGCTCCAAAGGTAGCTGGCAAAGCATTGCCTTTTGCTGGTGTTGGTCTGGCTGGATATGATATTTATAGAAGCTCTGATATAGCAAGAGCTATGGAACAAGCAAATAAAAATAAGCCAGGAACATATCCAAAAGAAGCAATAGAGTATTACAAAAATAAAGCAAAAGCTATAGCGGCGGGTTCTGCGATTGGCGGTATAGGCGGAGGTATTCTTGGAGCTGGAGCGTTTTCAGTACCAGGATCAGCTATTGGCATAGGAACTGGAGCTGGTTTAGCTGACCTAATATATGGACTGGCAAATATAAATAACCCGTATAAAGAATACAAATTAGACGATAATATAATAAGCTCATTAGAGAATTCAAATAAAACAAGCGACGCTAACGTTAACAAGGATACTGGAGTTCCTACTGGACAACTTGATGGATCTGGAACTTCAAAAGCAAACGGATATGATTTAGAAGTTATTAACGATATGCCGAATGATGGAACGGTTGGAACATATGGTCCTCCTCTACAGATCAGGGGCAATGGTACCAACACAATGCAATATGCACCACAAACAGATATAGATGGATATACTACTGGAGAAGCTACTAATGCGGCTTTAAAAGCAAACCCTGATTATGAAATTATATCAGAATACATTAAAAGATATAATGATTTAAACAAACCTTATATAGATAGTTTACAAAATTATTATAATAATTATCAAACAAATCTAGATGAAACTAATAGAATTAAAAGATATTTTACCGGATTGGCTGGATGGAGCAATAACGATAAATGGGCAGAATTGGCTAATGATTACAGTCCATTAAATATTGAGGCACAGAAGTTAAATATATTACAACAATTACAAAAAGCCAAATATGGAAATGTTAATGATATACAAGAATTAATTGGTAATATGGCTGTTGCTAAAGAAATGGGACACCCCGTAGAAGTGGCTATGGCTAATAAGAATTTATTAACAGCGCTTGTAAATCAACAAAAAGCAAATCTTTCTAATGCAACTAAATTATATGGATATGATATTGGTGCTGATACTCGTAGATATGTAGCGGATAAAGCATACGCAAGTAATTTAGCCGGCAGAGATATATCTGGTAGGTACGGCATGCAAGGTCAATTACTTAGCGGATTAGCATATTCTGATCCAGAAGTTGCAAGACAGATAGCAATACAGTATGGTATATTGCCACAAAACATGCAACCAGCGCCTGGGTTGGACAAACAAGGATTACCACAAGTTAATCAAGGCGATCCGTTTAAATAACAAAGATAAGAAAAGGTAGGATATGGCTAGTACTTTTACTAGAGATTATGTTATAGATGAAGGAATTCGTAGAGGTAAGAGCGTCTCTCAAATAAATGACGCTCTCTCTCATTATAATTTAGGTAGTTATAACCCATTAACCTATGGTAAAAACTATGCTAATATACCAGCTAACTTTGCTCGCAATGCTGGTGAATTCGCTCGTGACGCTAGAAGCGTTGGTGGTGCTATAGTATCTCCATTCATAAGCGCTAGCAAGGCGCCTAAGGGTAAACGAGCAGAGGCTGTAAGAGAAAAATTTCTTAACGCAGTATATAGCGATCCATTTAAACGCACATTTAAAGGTGCTGTTATAGGTGGTACTGCCGGTAGCGTAATACCTGGAATTGGTACACTAGGCGGTGCGATACTAGGTGGTGTTACCGGATTAGTTGGTGGACCTAAGAGTATGGCTGACGCTGTATTATCCACATACAATACCTCAGTAGATGATATAAGACGTGGTAATGTAGACCTAAGAGATGTTGCACAAGGTGCATTTAATAATCCTCTATATAGCAGTATGGATATACTTACATTAGGTGGGGGTAGAGCGTTAGGCGCCGCTAGTAAAGCAGTTGCTAAAGGCGTACCGGATACTGCGCCAAGATTTGTACAGCAGTTATTACCAAACGTAGAAACAAGAGCATTCAACAGATCGCTTACAGAAGCTAAGTCTTCTTCAAGAGCTAAATCGCAAGAATTGTTCTCTGGATTTAGAGTATTAGACGCAATGCCTAATGCTGATAGATTAGAGATAGTTAAAGAAATAACTATGAATAATGGTAAACTATCTAAAGAAGGAAGAGAACTTGCTAATAAACTTAAATCAGACCTAAGAGCCGCAGAGAAGCAAGCGGTAGAATATGGAGTGCTTGATAGTACTTTATCAAGAAACAATACTGTATCTCAATATGTAATTGGTAAATTACTTGATAAACTGCCAGACGTATTACATAATGATGTAATGGAATATCTTGAAACTGGTGCACAATCAGAACGTCTTGCTAAAGCAATGAGCAGTCCGGAAACGGCAAAGATAATACAAGATACTATTGCAGAAGGTTTTGATAAATACGATAAAGGAAACATAGCATTCTTAACGCAAGCTATATCTTCATCTAAAGATCCTCTTGGTGAGGTTATTGCTAGTGAGATAAATAAAACTGGTAAAGGTGGATACTTTGGTACTAAGCGTATTATAGGTAGAACTAAGCCAGAAGATTTAGCGAAGGTACTTGATAGAAGTATTAACTATCAATTAGAAGAAATTGCGAAATCAAGAGAAGCAATAGATGTTATCAATGATATATTAGAGAAGCCAGGTATTGGCAAGTTGCTTGATACTGATTTAAAAGAATTACCAAAAGGATATAAAGCGGTATCTAAGAAAGCACTTAAAGATAGTATAGCAAAACAAATTGCTAGTGGCGAAGAAGTAGATATAGCACGCGCACTTAAACGAGCAAACGTCGCAAGCAAAGGTGCGTACTTAGTTAAGGATTTGTACTTTGACGCAATAAAGAATTCATTTATACCAACTAGACTTGGTGGATTAAAGAGAATAAGTAGTAGCTTTAAAAAAGCTGTACTTGCTAACCCGCACTGGATAATCTTAAACAGAATAGGTAACTTAACTAACAACGCTATAGGCGGTGTAAGATTATCTGATTATTTGGATACAATAAAATATAAATACTTAATACCTGATAGATTGTATCAACAAACATCATTCAATAGTTATATTGGTAAGAGTTTTGAAGAAGGTGCGAAGCTGCCAAGGTTCTCATCAGTTAAGCAACCATACAATAGATTGCTTAGAGGGTTGGATGAATTTAAAGGTAGTGAAAAATCTCTTGGTGATATAGGTAGATTGGCTTCTACATTCTATTCTTCTACAAGTGATTTGACTGCTAACCCATTGTTCAGAATGGAGTCTTTGTTAGAAAGAACTGATAGGTATGCTAACTTCATAAGACAAGCAAAGAGAGAAGCAGAAGTAACTGGTAAGAGTTTAAAAGATATCCTCAAAAAAGCCAATATAGATGATGGATTGTTCAACCAGTTAAACACCGAAGTAAATAAAGACCTAGGTGATTACTTAGGTAGAAACTATACATTACCACCTGGTTACTATGACGCACTCGGAGAGCTTGTACCATTCTATAGGTTCTTAACGCAAACTGGCAGAACAACACTTCACCAAATGGCTAACCATCCATTAGCATTCCAATCTATAGTTGGATTGCCTCCTAGGGCTGGACACCATATATCAGAGTATATGATAAATCAGTATGGACTGGATAGAGATAAGTACAAAGGTGGTGTTAGGTACAAAGACTTACCGGATGGTCAAGGTATAAGAACGATAGGTATAGAACCTCTACCAGCACAAACCGTACTTGAAAATCTATCATCGCTCAATGAGTTACCGTCATTAGTATCTCCGATATTCACAATGGTTGGTGATGTATTGAGATATAAAAAGAACGGCGAATGGACACCTACATCTCCCAGATACATTCAAACAAAACTAACAAACCCAGGTGACGCAGAGAAATATAAACCTACGCCACAAGAAGTTGCTAGTTATGGGTTAAACCAATTATTATCCACAACATATAACCCATATAGAATGGCTGGTATGTATGTGCCAGAGGCTATTGCTAGTATAACAAATAAAGGTATTCAATCTAAATACGATACGAATATCTTTAAGGAAAATCCTTTAAGTTACGTTAGAGAAACTCCGGCTGAGCAGATTGGCAAATGGTTCTCATTACAATCGCAAAGCAACTATAAGAAGAGGGGTAAAACGAAACGCAACATCAAAAAGGATATAGCAACCAGAAACAGAAACATTAAGACTTTAAAAAGAAATATGGAGCTTAAAAAGTAATGAGTATTGTAAAACCATTTACATTTACAGCTGGCACAAAAGCCAGAGCTAATGAGGTTAACCAAGACTTTGATGTATTATATACCGAGGTGAATAATAATGCCTCGGATATAATAAGAAATGCGAATGATATAGACAATCTTGAAAGCAACAAAGCAGACAAAGAAGGAAGCGTATCAAATCCATTTAACGTCAAGGATATAACTACAACATCAACTACACAAGCAGTAAATGCGCAGAGTATGAGAAAGGCAATAACTCCGCTATTTAATTATATAAGCGGGTTAATAATTTCAAAGGATAGCAATTCACCTAATGATACAATATTGGTACAACCTGGTAGTTGTTATGATAGTACTAACTCAGTTGTGTTATCTCTTAGCGGTATAACTTCAAAAAGAAATGAAGAACAAGGACCTAGCGACACATACTATGTGTATATAATTGGAAACACAGAAGGTACATCTACGGATATTTTAATATCAGAACTAAGTTCAAATCCTAATATGCCTGAGGGATATTCTAAATTTAGATTAATAGGCAGTTATGATACCGATAGTGATAATAATATAACTAATATTATATACTACGGGTATCCTGTTGATATAAATAATAGTCCTAGCGGTATAGTTGGAAGGATATTCCCAGATTATGATAATGGTATAAGTGTTGCATTCCCTATATCTGGTAGTGAATATACAGCGCCTAGTGATGGTTGGTTCGTAAGTCATAATGCGCAATTAAGAAATACAGCGTATCTCTATATCAATGGTGTAAAGAGCGGATTTTCAAATGGAGCTGGTGGTGACGCTACCGCAGTTGCCTCAATCATAGTACCACTTGTCGCTGGTGATGAGGTATATTGGGACAGAAGCCCGTATACAGCGGCAGCTGGCTCTGCAACATTCTATCCGATTAAAGGAGGTTCATAATGTTTTATAGAGTTAACGACAATAGACTTATTGACTATGCAGATTACAAGTATAACGAAGCATGTCTTGAAACTGATATAGTTACAAAGGAAGAATTAGATAACGATAGGTTGCTAGTAATTGTTGATGATGGTGAGTTGATACCAAATCCTAATTACGAAGAAGAAAAGCAAGAACAAGAAGCTGAAAGAGTATCTCATCTTAAATGCACTAAGCGTGTACTTGCATTAATGCTACAGCAGTTAGGTATATCATATCAATCATTGAAAGATTTAATAGCAACTAATGAACAAGCACAACTAGAATGGGATTTATGCGTAGAGTTAGAACGTTCAAATCCTTTACTTGACATAATGGGTAGCCAACTTGGGTTGAGCTCAGAGCAAATAGACTTAATGTTTAAGTACGCTAATGGCGAAGTAGAAGTACTGGAGGCAGAATAATGTATGAATTAAAACTACCAGTAAAACAAGGTGAAGAAATAAATGTTGGATTTACAATAAACCAACCAGATGGTCCTCTAGATCTTACACCTTATACGATACATTTTCAAGTTAAGAAGACACCGCTTGTAAATGCACCAGCATTTGTAGATAAGTTAATAACTACAACATCAGATATGAATGAGGTTGGATTGATAAACAGTCCACAAGAAGGACAATTTGTAGTCCACCTAAAAGAAGCTGATACATCTTTACCAACTGGCGATTACTACCTTATCATAGCATTAGAACAAGAAAACTATATAGATATTATTTCAAGTAGATGTTGTGGTAAAGCAATATATAAGATATGTCAACAGTAGGAGAATATAATGAATACTAATGATTTTACAATAGTTTTAAATGAACAAGGACCTCAGGGTTTAACTGGTCCTAGAGGTGAAACGGGACCGCAAGGTGAACGTGGACCTAGAGGTTATGTAGGACCACAAGGTCCAACTGGTGAAAATGCAACTATAACTGGTGCTACTGCTAGTGTGGATAATAATGTTGGTACCCCTAGCGTAAGTGTTACTGTAGGAGGCACAGAGGCGGCTAGAACATTTGACTTCGCATTCCATAATCTTAAAGGACAAGATGGCTCCGGTAATGTTGATAGTGTAAATGGTAAGACTGGTACCGTTGTGTTATCTGCTACTGATGTGGGTGCATTACCATCTACGACTACTGTAACAGATATTGCAACTACCTCACAAGCAGACGCTATAAACTCTGGTGTAACATCTGCCGACGTGTCTACAATACAAACAAATACACAAGACATACAGTCACTAAGAGATTTATCAACATTAACACAATCTGGCGAAAATAGATTTCATGCGCTAAAAGGATATATAGATAGGGGTGTTGTATTAACTGACGCAATAGGTCTTGGCAATGTTATACAGTGTGCTCACTCAATATATAATCCAACATATTTTACACCTACAACTGCAAATATTACGATTAATAATGGTGTTGCTAGTGGGTTTACAGCAAATGATTATGTTAATATAACAGCTTCTGATGTATCAACATACCCAGTGTGGAAAATTATAGTACCTATTAAATTAACGGCAGATAACACCTCCATCGGTTTCTTCTCTATTGGCGGAAGCGGTGTAAAATCAGGTATTGTATACAATAAATCTAGCGCTAACCAGAAAATTGTTGCAACTGTATATACAAGTATTTCTGACACAATTACCGTTGCAGTAAACTATCAATTTGCATTGAACACTCAATACTACATAACATTAGGATTTACCGGTACAGAATATATAGTTGAAGTATTAGATGAAAACTATGTGTTGCTTGATAGTAATAATACACCATCTACAACCAATATATATAGCGGTTCTGATTTTCGTGTAGGGTTAAGACAAGCCGGTACTCCGTTTACTGGTGGGTATGTGGACCTGGCTGGTGTTGTTATATTGGGTGCTAGCGACTACATATTCAATCAATCATCGTTGTTCACTGATACATATACAATTAATGGAAATACTATATCAATACTATACTATCTTAGCAAAACCGGATCTAAAATTGCACTAGCGTCTAATATGGCAGATATAAAATTGTTATATGATACTTATGGATATGCGCCATATTATACGTTGGATGAGTTTAATGGCACATACACATTACCGTTAGGTGAGTTATACGGATATTTATATAAAGTAGCGTATGATTTATTTTCTAATGTACCACAAAGTAGTCAATGGTCGTATTATAACAACCTATCAACAGCATTGCTGTTGGCTACAACAGCAACACTATATAATATTACAAGTTCTCTATCAAGTGCGTTACCACAAGATAGTAATACATACGAATGTATATTTAGGACAGAAGGAACTGGTGTATCGCGTGTAGAAATATCCGCAAGTGGAAATATGTTGTTAGTTGATGTTAGTAACTCTTCAACTACAAGCCATCAATTTACTGGTATAATAGATAGCAGTAGAAATATGGAAGTTGATATACAATCAGCAAATACTTATAATTTATATCTAGTCGCATATAAGAAAGTTGACTAATACGGAGATAATATAATGGGATTAAAATTTGATAATGATTTATATATAGGTGAAGAAGACTCCTCTGGTGGAGGAGGCGGAGGCGGTGGTAGTACCGCCGTAGGACCATACGCGATAGTAAGGATGTCTGATGATTGGGGAACTATTAGTATAGATAATGTTGATAACGCATTAGACTCAGCATTTAAAGGTAATGGAGTAATTTGTAGAGTATATTGTGATGGGATGGATATGTTTGGCAATTACGTTGCAAAAGAAGCATTTGCAGAATGCCCATCATTGGAAAGAGTAGATTGCCAAAATTTGGTTAGTTACGGCGGTTTCCATGCTTTTGAAGGGATGTTCAAGAACTGTACAGCATTAGAAACTGTGGACCTATCTCAGATATATGACATTGATCCAATCGATCCAACGTATGGATTGAATAATGATGGCATGTTCTATGAGACATTTGCTGGTTGTACATCATTAGAAAATGTTGATTTGAATATGTTCAATAGTGTTAGGGTTACAGAAGGTATGTGCGGTATGTTTAAGGGTTGCACTAGTCTGCAATCAATATCATTCCCGAACGCATTTAGGATATCAGGTCATAGAGCAATGGCTGATATTTTTAGCGGATGTACCAACCTTACAAATATAAGTTGGGGATATTTGGAATATATAGGCGGTGAAGCTGGTGGAATAAGTGGCAGTTGGGATAACGCACAGTTTGCCGGTGCATTCAACAATATAGGTACAACAACAATAACATTTCAAGATGTTACAAGGATACATTGTATTGGTCTAGGATTGCCAGAAAATGGCACATTCTATAATAATAATACAGTAACAGTATTTAACTTCCCGTCTTTAGAGGTTATAGAAGCAGAGGGTGATGAAGTAGAAGAATACCTCCATGCTTGTGAATATTTATTTGCCGGATGTACCAATCTACAAGAAATCCACTTCGCCGCTTCAAATCAATCTACGATAGAAGCGTCACAAGGATACGCTACTAAATGGGGAGCACCTAGTAATACTGTAATATATTTTGATTTATAATAAAGGAGTACAATAATGGCAGAACAAACATATACTGGTAATGTTGATACGCAAGGACAGTTTGCTGATTTAGATACACTTACCAGTTTAACATTTACAAATGGAAAACAGTACACTATATACGTTGGTGGAAATGGTCAAGTAAAAGTTGGTGACGCAGTATTCCCAGTAAACAACCAAGTATTCTATTGGAAGCCAGCTGGTGAAAAGTTAAAAATAAAAAATAACTCAAACCCATTTTCTATAACTGTGTATGGAGAGGAATAATATGAGAGTAAACCCATGTGATAGGGTATCATTATATGGTATTAGAAGTAATAGACAAAATACTTTAAATGATATATCTAAAGTAACTAGAATAAAGTATCCTATAAATAATAAGATACTAGAAGTATATACTGCAGTAGATATAGATGGTAATAAGATACATAAATTATACTATCTTAAAGATAATATAGATAATTGGATAAAATCTAAACTAGTCTATTTCTCTAATAACAAAAAGTATAAGACTATATATAGCGAAAAGAAAGGGATTTAATTATGGCTTGTGGTGGCAAAAAGAAAAGAGGTAAATAGTTATGGTATGGCTAACGGATAAATCACCAATTATTCAGAGTAACAAACCTAATAAGATTGAAACGTTATGCAACCAAGTTTATTATTGTGATGGTAATGCGTACCTTATACCAAGAGGTACGCTTACTGATAATTATACAATACCTCTAGGGATAAATAAATCTAAATGGGACGCTAGACCTTCACACTTACACGATATAGGTTGTAGATATCATCAACTAATACTTATGGATATGCCATTATATAGACTTACTGAAAAGTATTTAAGGTATATAGATGGTAAATTAATATGTGATGATATACCTATAGAGTATCTTAAAGTAGTACCTATTACATTTAATAAATGTAATAATCTACTTAAAAGAGCAATGGTAGATTGTAATATACCTAAATGGGTATGTAATACTTATAGAGTAGGTGTTAATTTTAATATAGGTTGGTTATTTACTGGTAAAAATAATATAGATTTAAGTAATATATATAAGAGTAATTTAATTACATAATATAATATATAATATATAGGATATATAATATAATGAATAGTATAGAAGAATTAATATATAGTGAGTTAAAGACTACAAGAGAGTTATTGCAAGACTATATGACAAGAACTGATAAAAGGATATCTTCTCTAGAACGATTTAAAGAGAAGGCATTAGGTGTTTGCATTGCTATCGGTGTGGGCGCAAAATGTGCGTGGGATTATATAGTAGAAAGGATAATATAAATGGCTAGTAGACAAGATTACGCTAGACTTCTTAACTTGATGTTAGGCAATGGCGGACCTAATCCTTATATGGGATTGGATTTAAGAGGTAGATTGCAGAATGGTTGGGATAATTTTGCACAAAGATATCTACCGCAAGCACCTGGAATGCAGAGAGAATTATTCCCAGAGTATGACGAGAATGATCCGTACGCTTACGAAATAATGAAAAAGGTATACAATATACAATAGGTATTTATGGCTAGAGAATTGTTTAGAATAACCCTCCATTGGACAGGTGGTACATATAAACCCAATGCTACTGATAAGAAAGCATACCATTACCTAATAGATGGTGATGGTAAGGTACATAATGGTACCCATACCCCCGAAGATAATATGGATTGTAGCGATGGCAAGTACGCACGTCATTGCGGTGGTGGCAATACTGGTAATATAGGTGTGGCTTTATGTGGGATGTGGAGTAAAGACTATCCAATCCGAAGAGTACAATTAGAAGCCGCTTGCAAACTTATAGCAGAGTTATCTGTTAAGTATAATATTAGAGTAGATAATGTCCACATACTAACCCATGCAGAGTTTGGTAATAGGTTCCCTAATACAACTTCTTATGGTAAGATTGACATAGTCAACCTACCTTGTATAGCGGTATATGGTGCGGATAACGTAGGGAATTGGATTAGAAATAAAGTAGTATGGTATAGGGGTAAGATACAATGACGGAAGGTTGGAAGGATTTAGTTAAATTATTATGGGCTGAGATGAACCCAATAGAAGGATATAATAGCCGTCCGCAAGACATATATGAAAACAACCGTCTTAACAATGATAAATTTTATCGTTACGTCTTCAAAAACAATGTAAATAAATTTTTAGAAATGGATCCACATGAAAGATCTTATGTGTCTAACAACATTAAGGATCTTAAAAAAGTTAATATCCCAAATTTTGATTGGGATAGCGTTGGGGATGAAAGTAAAAAAATGTATGATGTTTATGAAGTATCACCAGAATATGTCAAGGACACAAATAATAATCTAAGCAAAATAAAAAACCGTATACCAACCGTAACTATGGGTAAGATGGTAAACAAACTAATGAGCTATCCGGCAGTACAAACCGCTGGTAAAGTCATAGAAGGTACAGCAACTCCATTAATGATAATGGATATGTTGAAGTTGCAAGGTGCATATCCCTATACTCAAAACCAATACAAACAAATACTCAATGATATGGGAGTACAATATAACAACGGTCAAATCCAGTTATAATAAGAATGTTAATTCTAAGGGCTCTAGAAAGCCCGCTATTGAATTTTGTATTGTATATGATATATTTTATTTAGGCAGAAGAAAAGCCCGCAGGAAATTAATCCTAGCGGGCTATTTTTTTTATAAATCTAATATCTGTTCTAAGATATTAGCAATCTCATAATCAGATAATTTATTTTCTTTGATATCTTCCTCAAATGTATTAACAAATGATTTTATATCATCGCAAGTACGCTCTGCTTTTTCTCTAGCTTTCTTCATTCTCATATATAACTCTAGTATCGCTAAAGCATTCCATGCTATATGGGCTAGATGAGGTAGTCCGCTCTCGGCGTCTAACTCTTCACCGCTTCTAAAGTTTAGATAGTGACGTAGTAGTGCGTTGGAATACCTCTCTATAGGATTGTTTACTTCTTGCCAGCCATTATCTGTATACTTACGAGCACCGTAAGTACCAACAAGACCAACCCCCCAGAGAGCAGTAGCGAAATTACCGAGTACAAGATCAAGTCTTGGTTTGCCATCATCTAATTTAACTCCTTTCTCAGTACTCATTATCCCTCCTTGCCAACCTTATCACTATCCACTTTTCTTAATTGAAACTTAGGTGCCTTTGGATTACTCATTGTACAAGGAAACATAATATACTTATCCTTCTCTGTCAGTTGAAAAGTATAGTATATCTTTCCGGTTGCAGACTTATGTCCCCAAACTGGAAGACAACCACCTTCATCAAATAATTCTTCTGTAGCTTGTATCGTCATTACTTAACCCTCCTTTTTAACTTTGCTACCAGTTTTGTAATAATAGTATTATATTTAGATATAAGTTCACTTAACTTTGTACGAGTATTTTTAAGATACTCAACACCCTTAGTGATTGATGTAATAACTTTGCGTATCTCATCAACCTTAATATCTTTCTTCTCTAATAGTTTTTTGGCTTTATTATAATCATTAGCCAATCTAATTACATTTAAAATACCCACTAAATACCTCCTTCGTTTAATCTGTTTAGTAGTTGTAATTCTTTTTTATCTCTACATCTCCAGTATTCATCACAACCATCATCAAGGTTGACTTTATCTATTACTATATATGATTGGTATTCATCTGGAAATGCTAAATACCTATAGCAAGTATTCTTCTTTGCACAATCACGTCTATTACACATTGCAATATCAGCCATTAAATATCTCCTCCAATTCTTTTGTTCTTCTCTTTTTATCATTACGAAATATAAATCTCTTTATATGGTATCGCTCTCTATCTGTAAATGGATAGACTAACAACAAGAAGCGTAACCAGTTAATAGCATTATTACTTGTTAGCGTCAATCCCATTAATCCTCTACCTCATTTAAGTCTAGTTTCTTACCACCATACAAAGTTATAACTCCATCAGCATAATCGTCTTTGCCTATTATCTTAGCACAGTTGTATACCATCTCAAAGGTTTCCATACCCAATCCTTTTTCAACATACATCTCTGCTATCTCATCAATGGTTATACCAGCTAGTAATAGTTTATCGGCGGTTGCTTTACCAACCTTTGGTAATCCGCTATACCCATCAGTAGTATCACCAATAAGCAACTGACGTTTGAAGTTTGCCTCCGCTTGCAACGGTGTAATATATCGTATAGTGTCATGGTAACTATCGTATATCTTACCTTGGAATGTGCGGAGGTCTTTATCTATAGAGATAATAACATTATCCTTATCTTCTTCCATCAACATTCTACAAGTATCGTCTGCTTCTAAGTGTGGCGTATATGCAACTGGGAACTCGTTAAATGCCATCTCTCTTACCTTATTCAACATTATAGGTCTGGCAACATTTTTTCTATTTGATTTATAACTTGGGTTAATTATATATCTAAAGTTTTTACCGACACCACCAGTAACAAGTATATAATCATCACAGTTAGTCTTACTAGATAGTTCTGCGAATGTATCTTTAAGGTATTGTCTTGCCTTGTTTAAATCATAACCCTCATAATATAAATCATCTTGTATATTTATCAATTCGCTACATGCTATAGCACCTCTATAGAAATAACTATCTGCGTCTATTATCGCTCTTCCCATTTATTACCCCCAATACTAATTGTGCAAGAGTAGAGCATGTGCCATTTGCCTCAGCAAATCCTCTGCACATCTCTTCTATAGTATCTATCTTGTCTTTGAGAATTTCTTCTTCTGTACTATTTATTACTACCATCTTTCATTGCCTCCAGTTTAGCTTCCATTTTATCTACAAGATAATCAATAAGCCCAAACCTCTCATCTCTCATTGCTTCCTCAAATTCATTTGTAACCGGAAACCATTCCAATAATTTCTTATAAGAAACCAAGCATTCTTGTATAGATAAAATGTCCATCATATTCATTTTTCGTCTTCCTCCAATAATTCTTCTAACATTTTAAAAACTTTTTCAATACCCTCTTTGTTGAAGTCTATAACTTCTATTTCTACACGAGGGTTGTCTTTATCAATACCACCTCTCATATAGATTACCAATGGTATATAGTCCCTATTATCATCAGGTAGTTTGCCCAATTCTACAAAGGCGTCCTCAAAAAACTTTTCATGTACACAACACACATTGCCTACATCATAATTTCTTTTGCTTGAATGGTACACTTTGTACACGCAAAGTATTCTTTCGCATTTCTTTGCTTTCTTTATTTGCTTTTCCATCCAATTCTTGTACAACGCTTTAGCGTAGTTAAGTACTCTAAAGTGAGTATTACGATACTGGTTAAGGTTGAGTATAAACTTCTTCCGCAAACTAACCATAAGCGATAGCGGCGATATGAACTTCATTAGATACCACCGTCCTTTGCTAACTGCAATATATCATTGGCAAATCTAAAACATTCATTACCAATATTCTTGTCCTTCATAATGCCCTCGCAATACTTTATAATATCTCTAAGTGTACCACGAAGTTCCATATTATTAGTACAAGCCCTACCCCATTTTTCTTTTAAAGAATAGATATCATCTTTAATCTTTTCCATAAAATTCTCTCCATTTTAAAGTTAACTCTTTATAATCATTTTTGAAATCGTCTTCGTTGATATAACCATACACAACGCAAGAACCATCAAAGAATGTTATTGTAATAGTCCACGAATTATCGCTTTCTATTGCCGGCATAATATCATATACCGTAGCGTAATCTTTAATTGCTATATTCATACCTACCTCACTTAACCCATAGACTATCCATTGCGTCATTAAATAAGTCTATTAATATAAGTATAACACATCCAACTAAAAAAGTCAATACTATTGTCAAAATAAATCCTCCTTTATACTGGTAACGCCTCTGTAAATCTAACTCTAGATGGTTGCCAACACATACTTATGTTCCTATTATTGACACCACCTCTATTCTTTCTTATCAATATCTCACCCTGACCTCTTGCTTCGGGACTATCTGGATGATACCATTCGTCACGATAAACAAACATAACAACGTCTGCGTCTTGTTCTATAGCACCACTCTCTCTTAAATCGCTTAGCATTGGGCGTTTGTCTTCTCTTGACTCCAGAGCCCTAGATAATTGAGATAAAACTATAATTGGTACAGAATATTTAACAGCCAAATTCTTTAACTCTCTTGATATCTCTGCCACCTCTACCTCTCTATTCTTTGTGCCTTTTGTTGTAGGTGATAGCAACTGTAGGTAGTCAACTATGACTAAATCACATGAGCCCTTAGTGGATTGCAAATTAATTATAGCCAACTCTATGTCGCTTACCTTGCAAGGAGTTTTAGTTTCAATGAATAGATTAAGACTGTCAAGATAATCTTTTTGTTGTTTAACCTTTTCTATTTCACTGTCTGTTATATCGCCAGAATTAACCTTGTTGATATCTACGCCAGCACGACTGAACATTAGTCTTTGCGCATATTCTTTTTTACTCATCTCTAATGAGATAAACAATACGTTGTTATCTTTCGCAACATGTTCTGCTATGTTCATTGCGTATGCTGACTTACCCATTGAAGGTCTACCACCTATAACATATATTTTATTTTTCTGCAATCCCCCAAGAAAGTAGTTTATAGAGCGGAACCCACTATCTAGACCAACACAGCCCTTCTCTCTTGATGTATACAAGTCTTCTATTACTTCATCTGCTTCGCTAGATATTGTGTCCACTTTATCGTTCTCCATTGAACCTGACACTATATTATTAATCTTGCTACAATAATCCATGCACGTTGATGTTACATCCGGTGACGTACCAAGAGTTTCCTTGAACTCGTCAAGAACCCTAGCCACATTTCTATATGTAGTTTGAGATATAACTTCATCAACAATCCTTTTGTAGAATGATGGGATAGGCGCATTAAGAGCCAACTCATTTATAGCAGACCTACCACCAATGTCTTTTAATTTTTTAGTATTAAGTAATCTATTGCTTACTGTAACTAAATCTACATTAACACCTAAATTATATAACTCTACTATAGCATTATATATTTCTCTATATATACCTTTAGGTATATTATCTACTTGTATCTTAGTAATTATATATGGTAACTTAGTATTATCTATAAGACATATACCTATTAAATCTCTATATACATTATCATCTAATTCCATATTATGTTAAGTCCTTTATTCTATAACTGTTAAGTAATTCACAATCATATACACCTATAATATTTTCTATAGCATATTCTAAATCTTCACTATTAGGTATTATATCATCATCTACTTCTACATTAACTAAATAATACATTATGTATATTCCTCCTGTTCTAATATTGATACGGTATTACATCCAACATATAACTGATTAATAGCAGTATTGTTTGCTTCTATTCTTCTATAGCATACCCTACCAGTAACTATAACATTACATCCTTCATACAATTCATTGCCAACATAATCTGCAACAGCACCATACGCTATACATCTTATAATGGTTGCTTGTTGTGTTGATGTATTATTCTTATAGTATAAGTTCTTAACGCTAAATGTACACATAGGAGTTGCTCTATCTAACTCATATATAATACTACCAGTTATCTTACCAGTTATAACAACGTGGTTCATTGCAACACTTCCTCAACAAGTTTGTGTATTTTGTATAATAATGGATTTATACCTATAGAATTTTCTATTAGGTATTTAATCTTTTCTAATACCTTTTTGTACTTTTGTTCTTTTGTCATAATCGCATGCCTCTATATAATCTAACGCACTCTCTATTGCCGTATACGGCATATCTAATTCAAGACCTTCTCGCAACATTTCTGCTACTCTGATAATTACGTCTTCCAACATTAGAACCTCCCTCGTATATCTCTAAATAATTTATCTATTCTTTCTTGTGTTGGTGTATTTAATTCGCCATAATCTTTTGCAAGTTGGAACTGATAATATATCTCTCTTATCTCTCGCTTGCTCTTTTCTGTTTTCTTGTCAAGTTTTTTAAACCTCTCTATTGCACCGACAAAATAATTTTCTAAACTCATTTCTACCTCCAATTAACAAGCCCTACAAAGAGGGCTGGCTTCCTCTTTGATTAATACTATCCTTTGTCAACGTACGATTTATTCACCAGCGTAATAACTATTAAGGACTTGTTGAGTACGAGCAATCTCGTCCTCTAATTCTTTTATACGCTCTGACATTAGTTCTATTCTACTATTCACCAACTTCTTTCTAAGTATTATACCATTGTATGTATTTATTGTAGCCCTTGATAAAAATAATTCATCCGCTATTTCTTGTAAACTTTTATGCGTAAGTAACTGATTATATATTTCTAATTCTCTATCCGTTAACTCACCATTAGTCTTATACTTACGCTTATAATCCATTCTGTTTTTATGATAGAACCATCTTATTTGTTGTGGCTTTAAACCAAGTGTTTCAGCGATTTCTTCTGGGTACAATCTAAAATTATTCCCCATTATAAATTCTATTTGTTCATTCGTTAATGTCTTTTTGCTCATTACCCTTACCTTCAATATTAACTTCTTTTATAAACTTTCTAGTCAACGCAAAGTATGGCTTACCAAATGGTATATATTCGTTTATCTTTATAAACTCATCCAGTTTAACGCAAGCGTTATTAACTACATCAACACCATACCTATCAACAAGCGATTGATACTTTTCCTTTGGCAATGAAAATAAATCAAATGCCAATGCGGAACCGTCTACGTTAGGTTCACCCATTACATACTGACGCTTCTTTGGGGATATATCATCCAATCTCATACTAACATCATACACCCTAAGTATTAAATCATTTATCAAGTATCTCAATGCCTTTAATTCATTTTCTATTGTCATTTTTCTACCCCCATTGTTCCGCCATTGCTTTTGCTATGCCTTCAAATGTTTTACTTCTCACCCTTGCCCTTTCTTCCGGATCTTTTATTGAGAAAGTTTCTACATGCACTTTTGAATATCTTTTGCCGTCAGCACAAATAACATATTCAGGTTCAACGACATTTGTCGGCTGTAATAACGGTAAATTTTTTAACCACAAACAAGTTTTTTTGGTCATTGGGTGCCCGTATTCATAAGGTTGTATTATTTGGTCGGGTTTTCTATATGCAGATGATATAGCACCAACCGGATTTTCAACGGCGATTTTTTCACACGGAGCATTAATCAATTTCATAAAAAAGTCTATTGCTTCTTTTCTTAATCTATGTCTTTCTATGGCTTTTTCGCCATATTTGTTTATATCAAACCACCTGTTGCCAGTTACTGTCAGATATGTGCAGGGTGGGTGTGCAATTATCAAATCCCAACCCTCTAAATGTTTTAATACATCATCTTGGATATGCCATTCGGAATGACCGCCGGAACATTCCAAAATGTCGCAACTATACGCTTCATGACCTTTGTTTCTAAAAGCCATACAAACTCGCTGGCTTTCTTCACAAGCCACTAATACCTTCATATATCACCTCCAAATAATCCCCTTTGAGCCGGATTTGAACCGGCACCTCCCACTATATTGTGTGGGTATTCTACCAATTAAACTATTAAAGGAAAAATAGCCAGAGAAAAACAATGAAAACTCTGGCAGATAATTTAGAAAGGGAACATCACAAAATGTCTATGCCAAATCTTTCAACTAAAAACTTTACTTCACTATCATCAGACCTTAACTCTTTAGGTATAGAATTTATATACTTCCTTGCCTTCCAAGTTGTGTCTATACTACTATTAAATCTCTCTACATTTTCAATAGGATGTGTACGGTAATATACACTCTCAACCCAACCCATTATGGATTTGTAATGGGATAAGTACGGCTTAACTTTATCACCCTTTTTAATCAGCCAGTTGTTGAGTATATCAATACAACAATCTGTCTTATCTTTACCCCATAAAAAGATTAACTTATCGTACTGTCCTTGTGTTAATCTTACTCTATCAAATTCTAAATACTTACCGCCACTCTCTTTGTATCCGGTTATATAATAGTAAATCTCTTTGCAGTCCTCGTCTGATAGTGTCTGAATATATCCTTGTAGTATATCTTTGTTACTTCTTCTCACTTCTAAACCACAACCTTTGCAACAAGTTTGATTGCACGCTATCGTTATCAATATATCTTATGTTATTTATAATTGGTTCGAGATGTTTACGATAAAATTTTCTGAACCCATTGTAACTCTCATAGTCAAACTGATAATTGAATAATTCATTAATACTCATTGACGGTCTTATCTTTTTTGCTATAATAACCTGTGCAAACTCACCGTCAACTAACTTATTAAACGCCTCATCTGTAAGTATATACATTAGTCCTCCGAAAAATCAAAAGTTATATCCAGTCTATCATCAATCATATCATCAATCATATATGTTTGCAATTTTAACATCTTACCATACTCTTCGTTGTATAAATAGACCTCATTATCTTTATGTTTATATTTATTTAAAATATCAATTAATTCATTTACTGTCATTACATCCTTCCCTTCTGTATCATTATTGATGTAGTCCAGTTGCACAAATTATCCATTGGTATAGTTAAGTTTGCTTCCTCACACATAGCCGATAGTCTAATAAATGTTGATATAATATCAGCCATATATTCCTCATCATCAAATTCTTTTTTAACTGGTGTCGGCTGGACATTGTTATAGTTTGTTCTTGCAGTTGGCACTGGCTTTGGTTGATACTGAACGGGCGTACCGCCTTCAACCGGTAAATCTTTATATGGCTTACCACTACAAGCATTACAGATTTTATGACGCCAACCGCTCGGATCTGCTTTGCTATAGAATTGACCACCACACTTCTCACATGTAAATGTAAACATTAGAGTACCTCCAATTCCTCTATACTATAATTACTTAAATCATATACTGGTATAGGTTCTAATTCCTCTACCTTATCTATCTTTATTATATCATATATTGTAAATATTGTCAATACTATTAACCATATAGATATTATTATATTGAATATATTTAATTTACGCTTTTGCTGTTTCATTTTCTTCTTCCTTTAATGCTTGTAAAGTATCCTCTGCACCGTCATAGTAATATATCTTACCATTTTCCTCCCAGCCCACGTCAATTACATTTTCACCCTTACATTTAGGACAACCTTTTTCATACCATAAATCCCTTGCAATAAATACTTTGCCACAATCCTTACAATACCAAGCAAGTTTAAAGTTGTATGTATCATAGTAATCATCGTAATCGTAAGGATAATTGTATGACTTTGTTGAATAACCTGTGTCTTTTTCGTCTGACTTTTTTGATTTTGTACTCGTTGTATAATTGCTTGCAGTATACTTTACCTTTTTTGTTTCGTATGATGAATTGGAATACCATACCCCATCATCCCATTTACCCTTTGCTTCATTTATAATATAACAGTTGCCTTTATCATCAAGTATACCAAGTTTACTATACCCTATTGCGTCACCTACCAACTGCCTGAACGCTGGATTTTTCCACATCTTATGGGATATTTGAGATAATACTTTGTCTATAAAATCTCTCGTATCGCTCTTAGTTTGTTTGTCACCATACCCACTTATAATACCGTTATGTATTAAAGCCATTCTATCATTAAGAACAAACGGGTGACAATTTTCTAAACTAATATCACCATGAGTTTTAATTCTAAAGTGAATTAACATATTACTTATAGTTTCAACTTGCGAATATGCAGTGTAAAATGCTTCAAAATCATTTAAGAACTTTTGAATATAAACATTACCGTCTTGCACATACGCAAATCCACATCCGTCCGGATTATTCTCAAAGCAAGTTTGCAATACTTCCTTTGGAATGATTTTATCCTTTGGCTTAACGATTGCTATGCACATTTTCTTTTATCCTTTCTTTCTTTTATTCTATATATTAATACTTTTCTTATTGTATCTTTTAATTTCTCTACCTTGTCGTATGAACTTCTACGATTTAACCATTGGGTATTAAGTTTCAATTTACCATTCTTATAATCATCAACAAACTCATCTATTGCTCTGCAATATTCTGATATGCTATCAGCGTCGTTTACATACGATAGAAGTTTATAGAACTCATACCACTTTAACCCGTCAAGTTTATGAGCATACTCACCAAATGATATTACTCTTTGTCTATATATAAACTTGCCACTATGTGACTCATACTCTTTTATTATATTCAAGAGTATTTCATTGGTTGATGTTTGTTTTAGGTATACTATAAAGTTGCCTATATTAATATCCTTTATACCACGAGTATGACAAAAGTCTATCATACTATCTACCAATTCCACATAACTCATAATTCTATCTGGATTATTTGTTGATTTGAATATTCTGAACTCAAATGTGTGTTCATTTGCCATATTAAGAGCAACTCCATGCCCAGTAGTAGCATGAATAATATCCTTCTTGCTACCTATCCTACAATAGCCGTCATATATTTGGTCTGAATATTTTTCTTTTCTACCAGATAACATATACATTATATCTTTTTCAGTTTCACTACCATAAGTATTCAATAAGATATTTAATTTGTATCTATCTATTGCGTCAATAGTCTTTTTATTGACATGAATATGCAGACCAGCATTCTCTTTGTATCTATGCTCGCCAACATAATCAAAGATTGGTTTCATTCTTTTTAATAATTGCGGTATTACCCTGCGCTCTAATGGTGACGTTACTATCTCTACACCACTTCTTATAGAACCATCACTCTTGTTATATATAAACTTCTCTTTATACAATTCTCCGCCAAGTCTAAATACTTCCGCCGGAGATGAGTCATTGAACTCTAACTCCATACCATAATATCTAACTCCAATATCTTTACCGTCTAACTTGCTATTGAAGTTTTTAAAATATGGTCGCGGCTTTGTACTATAAGAGTTTATATCTCTTTCATATACTTTGTTCTCACAATTCGGACATACTCTAATAGATTGTTCGTCCGGTATAAAGTATTCACCACAACAACTACACCTAACATAATCACGCTCGGCTATACATCTACTGCAAACCCTACCGTCATTAGAGCGGTACAAATCATAGTCATGAAGTACCCTACCGCATACACTACATTGTGGCATGATATTGTTCCTTTCTTTTTTGTAATGGAGGGGGAATTGAACCCCCTCATATACTATAACTATTAGTCAACTGTTGCTTCTGTGTATTCAAACACATCATAGCCAGCGTCTAATTTTGCTTCAATGGCAGAAGCCAATGTTGCATAAGAGTGTTTCGGCTTAGCGATACTCTTTGTCGGATTAAGTCTAACCCAAATGTAATCACCCAAAGTATCACGAGCAATAATGAAATCACCCTTGTTACCCTTCATGACATAACCTTTGTTGTTTGATAACTCATCAAGAGTTACGGTTAATTCCTCAGGTCTTGTTGCTACTACTTGTCTTACCATAATGGTACTCCTTTCTTATTTTGTTACATAACACAGTTAGAGTTGTTAAGTCTAACTTACTTAATTCTTTATCTAACGATTTGCACCACCTCTTACAACCGTAAAGTGTTGCTATATCTTTTCTATCTTTTATTTTGTTTGTCGCTACCAATAAATGGATTGCAACATCCATACATCTAAAGTTTTTGATGTAATTACTTGAACCTTTTATTCCATATTGTTTAAAGAAAAACTCTGCTCTTGTTGTTACGCTATCATGTATGTTCCAATCGTATGACAATTTATACAATCTTATATCATTCATAAGATTTATAAATCTACTCACATCACCTTTTCTAATTGACGCTCTAAAATTATTGAGCGTATCAGTAATATGTATTACTGTTTTCAACTTTTCAATTCTAACAACTGGCATTTTTTATTCCTCATTTGTATTAATATTTTTAACGGTATCTTTGTTATATCATCCGGCAGAATTAATTCAAATTTTTTCCGTCTAAAAAAAGATTTTAAAGCGGACAACATTTTGTCTCGTCTATATATATTAAAGTAGTTACCTATTATTTTACCGTCAGTCCTATATGTGTCTATAAATTCTATCTGATTGCGGTCAAAATCATTGACCTCATAGCGATTTGTCCCAAAGTATATATGGGTATGGCATATATGTCCCATATCCGTACTTTCATCTTCACCGTCACCTAATAATATCAATATACTTACAAAGGCGTCCAACTTATCCTTGCTTAATCTACATCTGAAAGCGTTGCTATGGTCTATTAAATATATCATCTTTTCAACATAATTATACTTGATAGTTATATTACCATACCCGCATTCTCTAAATCTACCCATAAACTACCTCGTTATGTATGGCAATCAACCTTCTTGTTCCATACATATCTAAATTTTCCATATCGTCTATGTCGTTATTGATATACTGTCGCAACATAGCAATAAATATATCAATCGTTTCGCTACTACACCATGTACCATACACACCGTCGTCGGGTTCAAAGTATGGATTTATTCTGCCGTCATAAAGCAATCCATCATCCCAGTAGTATTCACCGGTGTATTCATCTTCATCCTCGTTGTATTCCTCAGATGTAGCGAAGTCCACACCTTCGTTAGTTGCAAACCTAATATTGCATAATAATTGTAACAGATTGTCGACTTGCTCTTGATAAAAATTTATCTCACTTCCGCAACAATCAGATAACATCATTATGTAGTTACCGGTGAACTGACTCCGCCAACCAGTTAACTCACAAGTTTTATAATTGATATTATACTGTAGCAATAACTCTGCCATTACTCAAACATCCTTTGCTTTTTATTCCATTCCATTATTCTTATACCAGCAAATCCTGTGTACTCGTCTTTATCATATTGCGATAAAAACTTTTCCACCCATTTATCAGCGTCCTCTTTATCTATAAAGACACATTCAACGTAAGGGGCGGTATAACAATCATCATAAAATTCAACCGCATACAAATTCATGACTGCCATGGCATGCCTCTCTAAACTTGTCCTCATCAAAATGAGAATTGTCATTCACAAATTCTCTGCATAAGCGATTTATCAAATCGCTCTCGCAATCACTCGCCGATATACAATCGGCAATCATCCTATAGTATTTTTTTGTCAGCATGGTATCACCTTCCTATACTATTACCTCACTTGGTAGTATAGGGAATAAATCCCTATACCGCCTTATATATCCGGTCGTAATATTCTCGGTTGAGATTGTATGCAATCTTACGCACCTTAGCCCGCTCTTTTTCAGCGGTAGTGATTGCAGTTTCATCAACCATATCACCACGCAATATTTCTTGCTCACGCTCGTACTCACGTTTGAGCCGATTGTATAAGCGTATTTGTTCACGCTCACAGTCTGATAATTCTCTAACCGCTCTATCACGACATAGCCATAAATCACCTACAGCCCTATATACACCATAGTGCCTATCTGAATTATAGCCCCATACAATTTTGCCCTTGTTGTTACTCGTTACCCAACTTGCAGATTGTAACGGCTTGTTACAATCCTTGCTAATCCCTTTGAGGATAGCCGGATTTTGCAAGTTATTTTTTTTAACAATAACTTGTTTTAATCCAGTTCCCTCAACTGAATTAGTGGGTTCGGTAACAACTGTTGCAAATTTTACCATGTTAGTAAATTGCAACTTGTTAGTTACTTTAGCCATAACATCACCATATATAGAGAGTTGCCCCTCGTTTGTATAATATACATATAGTAAACTATATATATATTAGAATATCATCAACCCCAAAGGGTTGCCGGTTACGGTGAACCCGTTTCCGATACTTTCATAATGAACCATGTAATTTTTCAATTCAAGTTTTAGGGTTCATATTTTAACTTTTATTTTATCAATCCGGCTAAAATCCTTGCTATCATTGGATTACAACCGCTTAACATTTCTTAACATCTCTTAACATTTCTTAACAATTAATCAAAAAAAATAGACCATATTAATATAATATGGTCTATAATTCAATATTTACAAGCGTTTACGCCGATACAATCGCTTTACGCATACATATATTGTATAATTTACGCAAGTTACCGAAACTTAATCCCTTGCAACTCTTGCGGTAATTGAGTTTGAAGTTGTCCCATAACCCTTTACCCCTCATTTTGTCGGTCAAAGCGGTAGCCGATACCTTTGCAAAGTCATTATCATTGATTTTAAAGGATTTAATGAGGTTCAATGCCTTGTATAGCGGATAATCCAGACTGCCGGACTTATACCAATTGTACAATATATCCATACTCTCAGTGTATTTTTTTATATACTCATTATCTTGTATACGCTTCTGAACCCGTAACCGTGCGGTTGTATGAATATCATAGTCCGCAAACAACTCATTGTGACAACGTTTTTTAATAAACATCTCTTGTAAATCTTGCTCTGTTACTGTGCTTTGATTGTTTTTCATGGTGCAATTCCTTTCCTTTCCTTGTTTTTAAACTAACTCATTTACAAATAAATCCGTTATTGTTTTACAAGCGGATTTTTTTGTTGTATAAGCATACAATTCTTTATCGCCATTACTTTGTAACACTAACCTGATAAATTGCTTTCGACATAGTTTAATTCCTTTCTATACTTGAATTGTAACACATGCAATCAACCCGCAACCTTGCGGTTGCTCGTTAGTAGCATTTATTAAGTTGTCAATGTGCGGTTGTTACCGGCTTTCAGCGTTTGTTAAGTTTTGTAAAGTCGCCAAAGTGCAGTAACACCGCTATTATACCATATAAAGCAATATTTGTGAATTAAACTGTTACATAACTTAATAAATCTTTACAAATTCTTGAACCGGAAGAACGGATATAAAGATTATATATAAATTATATTGTCAAATTTTGTAACAAAAATTTACATAAATTCTTAATAAAACTTAATAATTGATATACTTGATATATATTGTCAATAAATATTACAATTATTATTAATATATCTTAATATAACTTAATATATCTTAATAAAATCCATAGGATTTATAATATATATATAGTATAGTATATATATATAATTATAAGTATATGTATAGTATATAATATATATATTATAATCTATCCGCTGATATATATATATATTTACTATACTATATATAGTATTATAATAGATAATGATTATATTTATAGTATATATATAATATATTATAATATATAATAGGTGTATGCCTCTCCCCAGAGAGGTACTACCGGTACTTATTTGTAAAATATCACACTATTCCCGTTATAAATATATCCCCACTATATACCCTAAGAGTATATTTTATATCTAGCAATACACATTAAATATTAAACATATTATTAAACCTACTCTAGATATACAATATAGGATTAGGGTATATATGGGTGTGGGTTTAATTTTCTATTCACAAGTACTATAGAATTTTGTATATATTATTTTATACTAAAAGTAAGGAATGAATAAGGAGGATTGATTAAATGATTATTGAATTATCTAGAAAACTTTCTAAAGTAGATGATAGTTTGGGTATTATATTAAATGTAAAAGATAATATCTATACTATAGGAGTATATTCATATTATACTGATGTAATATATTCTTTTTCTTCTACTAATTTACTTGAATGTTATCAAAGAGTAGATAACTTTATAGATTGTCTTACTTCTAGTGATAGATTTGATGAGTTAGTAAAAGAGATAGAGGAGGAAGCCATTGTCTAGTTTAAGTAATATTCCTCCTATAGAAGAGATATACCAATGGTGGATGATTAATGGTTGTCCAACTAGAGGGGAAATTAGAGAAGGAAACTTTAACCTCCCCCCAAATCTAACTAAAGGATTAGCAGAGTCGCTACTACCGTACTTCAATACTAATCGTAAAGATAAGCCTTTGCTAAATGATATTGATTGTGACGATAAAGATGAGGTATCGATAGTAGTTGCTTCTGATTTCCATATACCCTACCATGATAAGGAAGCGTTACGAGTATTCGTAAACTTCTTGGCAGAATACTCACCGGATAAATTAATATTAAATGGTAATATTAATGATTGTAGTAGTTTCTCTACCCACCCTAAACTAAGAGATGTATCTACAGCATTCCGTACGGCTAGAGAAGAAAGAGAGAAATGGTTTCCAATAGCAGAGGTATTAAGAGACGCTCTACCAGATAGTAGAATAATTTATATAGGTAGCCAATGCCATGAGGGATGGATTGATAATTGGGCTAGTCTATCTCCAATAACTGCTGATGATTATGAGAATTATTCAATACCTGGGTGGTTTAAGTTAGCTGATTTTGGTATAGATTACTACCCAGAATACTATGATGTGTTGGGTAACAAAGAACTAATTATAACCCATGGGACGGTATCTAGAGGTAAAGGCGGAGCTAGTGGATATGCCACTATGGAAATGGAAGGTACTTCTGTTATACAAGGTCATACCCATAGACTTTCCCAAGTATTTAAAACAACATCTGTTGGCGAGACTGTTGGTATTGAAGGGGGTTGCTTGTGTCAACGCACACCATGGTACCATCTAAAAGGTAGACGCCTAATGATGGATTGGCAACAAGGGTTTGTGTTAGTAAACACAAAAGGTAATTCATTCTCTACTCAATGTATACCAATTATAAGAGATAGTAACGATAAACCATATTTCTGGATTGGTAAAGACAGATATAAATAGGAGGAGTGATGGAAGTAGAATTGGATTACGGAGAAGATGTTGAAGAGATATCTCGTACGGTATATCTCCATCAAGATGATATTTGTATAGACTGTCAACAGCAATATGGTTGTCCTCTGATTGAGTGTTTGGCTAACGGTCTTGTAGAACAGACGCAACCGATAAAAGTAATTGACTGTCGTCATTATTATAAGTTTAATTGGAATTAGGATTACGGTAAAAGCTAGGGATTTTCGTCTCTCCTCCTTTCTTGAATTTTCCCATAGGTCTCCCTAGCTACCTAATGGGGTGTGGAGGAGAAATGGCATACGCCGATTTAGAAGAAAACTATCAAAAGTTTATAGACAGATACTTAACCAATCTAGATCCGACATTAGCTGCAATAGATGGTGGGTTTGATAGAAAGAATGCGAGTAGGATTGGTTTACAAATACTTGCTCGTGATGATATAAAAGAAGCTATAAAAGAGCGTAGAGCTGAACTAAACGCAATGGTAGACGCAATGGAATTTGAGAAGGAAGACCTTCTGCGTATCTACTGGGATATGTTCAACGACGCCAAAAAGAAAGGTAAGCTTGCAGACGCAAGGGCTATACTTTCTGATATAGCAAGATACAACGGAGTTAATCCGGATGAAGTCAAGAAAGAAATTGCAGTATTGCAATTCAATATTGACGGTGATAAGATTTAATCTGAGACATACGTCCATTCTCAGCATGGGACGTCTATACTCGGCTATTCTATATGGATAGCTTTCGGCTCAATAGGAGTCGTCGACCTGGCTGGCATTAAGTTGTCTGGTCCATCAGAGTAGGTAAAGCTCTACCGCGGGGGTTTCCTCGCATATCGCGGAGTGGAGCAGTAGTAGCTCGTCGGGCTCATAACCCGAAGGTCGTAGGTGCAATTCCTACCTCTCGCAACCAATTAATTGGGTAAGCTCCGAAGAGCACAACGATTGACTATCGTAAGGATTGGTTAGACTCCAATTACCCTGTCTATGGTGGCTATGGTTTAATTG